GGCCCTGGCCGATGCCATCAACCGGCAGTTGCAGGAGAATCGCAACCTCAACCGCGCCATGCCTGTATCAAATCGCGGGAGTAGTAGCAAGGTGTTTTCTGGTGGCCGCACCCCTACTCTCGACTGAAACCAAGGGCCGCCTGAGGAGTAGAGCATGACTGCTACGAAGCGGCCCTTTGGCCTCCAGCCGGTGCGCATCCGGGGCGGTGCCCCCAACAGCGGCGCACTCAACACGTACCGAGTCGGCGCGTCCGCCGGCCCCTCCGACATCGGTGATGGCGACCCGGTGAAGCAGGTTGCGGGCGGCACCCTCGCCCTGGCCTCGGCGGCGACGGATTACGTCATCGGCGTTGCCAAGGGCTTCAAGTGGGTGGACCCGGTGACGAAGCGCCCGACGTGGAGCAACTACCTCCCCGCCGGCACCTCTTCGGCGGACAGCAACATCTACGCCTACGTCGTGGATGATGACCGTGCGACGTTCATCGTGCAGGCCGATGCCACCGTCTCGGCGGCTGACCTGGGCCTGAACTTCGAGCTTTCGGCCATCGGCAGCGTCAACGCCTCCTACGGCAAGTCGCAGGCCGTCCTGAAGGCTTCGTCGCGTACCACGGCCACCAAGCTGGTGCGCCTCCTGGGTATCTACGACACCCCGGACAACGCGCTTGGGGACGCTTTCCCCATCGTTGAGGTGCGGATCGTCCAGCACCGCGACACGCAGGCCTCGGCCTTCTAAGGAGTAAAGACACATGGCAGCTATCACTAGGGCAAATATTGCCAAGCAGCTCCTCCCGGGACTCAATGCAGTCTTCGGCGTGGAGTACGGCTCGGTCGACGACCAGCACCTCCCGCTCTTCGAGATCGAGAACTCGGAGAGGGCGTTCGAGGAGGAAGTGCTCTTCACCGGCTTCGGCACGGCGCCGACGAAGGATGAGGGCGCTGCGGTGGAGTACGACAACGCGCAGGAAGCCTGGACCTCCCGCTACACGATGGAGACCATCGCCCTCGCGTTCTCGATCACCGAGGAGGCCATGGAGGACAACCTCTATGATACCTTCGCGCGTGTTCGTGCCAAGGCTCTGGCTCGCGCCATGGCCAACACGAAGCAGGTCAAGGCCGCCAACATCTACAACAACGGCTTCAGCACGTCGTTCCCTGGTGGCGATGCGGTTCCGCTCTTCTCGGCGTCGCACCCCACCATCGGCGCGGGCAACTTCAGCAACACGGCTGCGGTTGACCTCTCCGAGACGGCCCTGGAGAATGCCCTCATCGCGATCTCCCTCTTCAAGGATGATCGTGGCATTCTCATCGGGTCGAAGGGCGTCAGCCTGCACATCCCGCCGCAGCTTCAGTTCGTGGCCGAGCGCCTCCTGAAGAGCCCGGGCCGTGTCGGCACGACGGACAACGACATCAACTCCATCAAGTCGATGGGGATGCTGCCGGGTGGCTACCACGTCAACCAGCGCTTCACGGACACGAACGCCTGGTTCATCAAGACGGACGCTCCGAACGGCTCGAAGATGTTCGTCCGAGTCCCGCTCCAGACTCGCATGGAACCTGACTTCGATACCGGCAATCTCCGATTCAAGGCGCGTGAGCGTTATGCCTTTGGTTGGTCTGATTGGCGTGGTTGGTATGGCTCCTCGGGTGCTACCTGATAACACCTGAGGTTCTTTGAGTGGGAGAGGGCTGGGAGCAATCCTGGCCCTCTTTCATTTTGTGTTGTAGATGGGGCTAGCCACCGGCGTAGTCCTCAAACGTTTGGGCACCCCCCTGGGGTAAACTGGAAGAGCCAGAACTCGTTCAGCCAGATCTTTCTTGACTTGCAGGTAGGGAACTATTTGAGTCAACACATCCCTGCAATTTTGATTCATCACCGTCCAGTGCCAAACGTACTTGCTATTTTTTCTCTTTGGTTGGTACCCATATATGTTTCCCAGACCAAAGTGATCTTTCAAGTTCTTGACTACTTGCTCGTCCGTCATGGCAACTCGTAGTCGAGGCTTTGGACTACCGCCAGGACCGTTTGGGTACGCAGCAATGCACCCTTCTCCATCGATCAATCCTGCGTAGTACGCGGTAAGTATCTCTTTGCGCATCGTCCCTCCAAGATGGAACCACCTACAAGGTACCATTCTGGAAGGCGTAAGTCAAGCCCTCTTGCTTTTTAGACTTGCCTATGCTAAACTGCCCTACCACCCCGGCAACAGAATCGGGGGACATAATTTCCCCCTTCCAAGCACGGAGTGCACCATGTCTCGTTTCACGCGCGAAGCCTTCCCGGTGGTCGTTGTCGCCTCTGTTGGCACCTCCACCGCCGATTGGGGCGTCGATACCGACGGTACCCTCATCCTCAACCAGGTTGTGGCGGCCTCCATCAACGGCATGAACGTGTCGTCGGCCCCGGCGTATCTCCAGATCAAGAACGCCGCCGGTACGGTCTACTACATCCCGGCCTACACGACCATCGCGTAAGGGTGCCAGATGTCCTGGACCCAGATCAAGTCAGCCTTTACTTCTGCCACGGCTACGGTGGTGGTGGATAGGCCGACTCGTCTTCGAGCCCTCTACATCCACAATGACCTGCCGGGCACCCTCTACGTCTACGATGCCTCGGCGGCCATCAGTGCGACGGGCCAGAAGATCCTCCAGTTGGAGATGCCGCATAGGGCTACCTCCGGTAACCCTGACAGCGTCGCCGTCTACATTCCCGATGCGGGCCTTCGTTGCGAGCAGGCTATGTTCGTGAAGGTCTCCGGTGGTGCCAATTGCGGCATCACCCTCTTCTTCGATTGAGGTCTCAAATGGCCACCATGAAGGGCAAGGGTGCCGCCGTCAAGGGCACCAGCTACCAGAACAAGTTCGAGCAGCCGCCCGTCTACACGATGCCCGTCACCAAGCGCATCGAGATGCCGGCCAAGAATGCCCCGCGCTATGCCAAGGGTGGTTCCGTCTCTCGGGGGATGGGTTGCACCTCCAAGGGCGGCGACTACAAGATCTACTGAGGTCACCATGAAGAGCGGACTCAGGGGCGGAAAGCCTCGCGACATGGCCACGATGTCCCACGGGGGCATGACCTCCCGGGGTGCAGGCGCAGCCCAGCGTGGCTTCAAATACAACCTCTACGCCAAGGGCGGCAAGGTCAAGAAGTACGCCGAGGGCGGTGCCCTGCGTGACGAGAAGGGCGACTACAAGCGCGATCCCGCTACAGGCACCCGCGAGTACGCCTCCTTCTCTGATTGGATGGGCGATCTCTTCGGCAAGGGCAAGAAGGCCCCAGAGTCTAAGTCCGATTACAGCGCGGGTGCCGTGAAAAGAGAGCCCCTGCCCGCACCCAAGTCCTCTTCGGAGGAAAACACGGGCGCAGGGGATCGCATTCGCCAGGAAGCCATGGATCGGGAGGAAGCTTCTCGTGCTTCCAGGCCGCGCGCTACCGAAAGCCTGCCTACGCGCCCCACTTCCCAGCAGCGTCGCATGACTCGTCGAGCGGCAGGTACTGAGTTTCTTTCCACGGACCCCGCAGTTACGGGTCCTTCTCGCAGTCGAATCCCGCGCCCGATGACAGATGAGGAGCGAGCGGCGGAGCAGCCTGACCTTAGTCGTCCCGTCGATTTGCGTGTACCTCGCCGCCCGCGCCTTGTTCCCTTCAAGAGCATAGATGACATGCGATTGGAGAGTCACCGGGGGGGTGCCCGCAGGTACGGTGAGAAGAGTTGGGAGACTTCCCGGGGCGTTCCGGTTTTCCGCAAGGGCGGCAGCGTGAAGATGGCCGGCGGCGGTACCTGCCGGGGCATGGGCGCTGCCACCAAGGGCGGCAAGTACACCATCAAGTAAGCCATGGCAACCTCCGGGACCACCTCCTTCTCCCTCCCCCTTGACGAGTTGCTTGAACAGGCAACCCTTCGGGTTGGGGGCGAGCCCACTCTCGGTACCGAAGCCCGGGTGTCCCGGCGGGCTTTGGACCTCCTCTTCACCGACCTACAGAATCGCGGGATCCTTCTCCACACCTTGGAGCAGGTCCTCGTCACCCTCACGTCGGCGGTGGCCACCATCTCCTGCAGCACTGACACCCTAGACCTCCTGGATGCCGTGGTGCGCCGCAACGGCACCGACCTCATCATGACCCGCATGGGTTACGGCGAATACCTCGACA